CTCAGTTAAGTCAACAACAGTTAGGGATTGCTGTTGATAAGTTGACGGTATCCAATCAGATTGCAGGGATTGATCAACAGGCTTTGGCATCTGACCAGAATAATGAGCGATTCGCCCTGCAAGAAGCAAACCGGAAGGCGTTGCAGGACACGGCGCTAAGAGGAGGTGAGTTGGCATCTCAAGGGGCTATAAACGTCGATCAGATAATTCAGGTAGATATGTCTTCTATCAAATTTGATTTATCCCCTATTACCCCGATGGTAGATTTAACTTCTCAAATCAACACTAAACTGGACGCACTCCTTACTGCTATTACAGGACTGATAAATAAACCCACTGGCAATAATATAGAGAGCTTGACGGTGGTGTCCAGTGATCCAACTGGGGATAGTCGGCAAGTCATGGAGGAGATGACACGAGCCAAAAATATGTATTCTTGGGTTAGGGGTTAGGAAGTTTTAAACCCAAAAGAAAAAGCCAAAATCTATCATCAAGGTGAGGACTGAATGCACATAAACTTTTATCCAGTATTGCTCGGCAGTGAAAACACAAAAGAGCCAGACTTTATATTTTTGGGTGATTATGGTATTTCTTTTTACCCCATAAATGGATGGTTGGGATTTAGTTTTGATGTTAAGCCAAATTCTCAATTCTGCCTTGATTGTTTCTGGTTCCGTATGTCTAAAAATTATGGTATGCGATCGCACAATCCCTAGCAATTCCGTTTAGACTGCGTTAACCAATCCAAAAAACTTAGGCACGGATTCAACCCCGCGCCTTTTTGATATCTAATTCGACTATCTGATTAAATCCCCTACAACCCCGATCTGTTCCCTCTGGCAGTCTCTAAACCAATCTTCTAAGGCTGTGGAAACGATAGACTCAACAAACGCCACTGAGTGAGGCTTCCCCATTCTTGATGCTAAAGATATTAGGCGACTAAAATCGGGGAGTCCCAAGGTTTCAAAAATGACTTGAGTTTCAATATCTCTAACTTTGATAATTTCCCCTCGATGCTTAAACCCCAATTCCTTTAGCGCAGTCAATGGATCAAGTTGTCTAAGTTCGGCGTACCCGACAACAGAAATTGCTGATTCAATGGTGACTCGGTATTCTCTATCAGGGAGTCTAAAACCTTCACACTGGATAACGTGGCAAAACCGAATAGGAAACTTTCTGGATTCTATGATGGGTTTCATTAGTTCAACCCTCCCTCTAACAAAAATTGCTCTTGTTCCACAATCACGCTCCAATCGTCATAGTTGGCATTTAAGGCATCCTGGAGATCTTCTGTAGTCCATTTCGTATAGTGGACAATTTTCTCCAGTAGGAAATCTACGGATTTATTGTCGAACAACTTGTCTACAATTACGTCTAACCCAGTTTCAGCAAAAGCAGCTAACAGGACAATTGAACTCTGATTTTTGTTTACTACAGCGTCCCATGTGATTACTTTTGTAAAGTCTCTGGTTGAGATAGTCTTACTTCGTGTCGCACCTCTATCATTTTTTATCTCGGTTTCCTCTAGGCGACCTGTGTAACCTATATCCCATAAGCCATTGAGCGTTTTAGTACCCTTTTTAGCCGACTTGCTCAAATACTCTTTATTCCGTCCGATAGCAATACTCGCCCCACCTATTCCGATCCGTTTCTCTCCATCTGGGAATAGGTAGCAATCAATAATTTTATCCCCTAGATTCAATTCTGCACGGATTGATCTTACAATATCTGACATGGTGAACCGTCTCCTTAGAAGTTTTGGTTTACTACCCCTGGGTGTTTACGCACCGCGAGGGGTTTTGTTATTATTAATTATATCATTTTTTATTAAGTTGTAGTATAGAACATACAATTTAATAAAAACAATTTACATCCGCCGTTTAGTCTCCACCATAATCCGATCAAGAGTTTTAACAATTTCGTTTAGGTTTCGTTAACTGGTCTAAAAACTTGATATAATAGATCGTAGTGGGTTACTTCGTAAAACGTGGATCTACGGCTCCTGGGTGTTTACGCACCACGAGGAGCAATTTTATTTAACAACCCTATAGCCGCCGATTAGTCTCCACCATAATCCGGTCAATTCTAACTAAGATAAAAAACCAATTTCCCTTTTAAACATCTCAACCGGATCTAACCTCTTAACCGCCCGTTCCGTCCAATCCCGTCCAGGTATCCAACGCCCGACTCGATAAGCTCTGAAGCCTGTTAAAATCCGTCCTGCGTAGGGTTCTCCTGTGATTGGATCGTGGGGATTCCATTCGTAATTAGCAACAGTTTTATCGCCTTGTCTTGAGACGTTCAAAACTTGAGAATCGTTAAATCTTCCTGTGTCAATAATGTCTTGATTATCTAAGCCTAAATCAGAGAATTCGCTAGTGTCTTCAATCACAGCATGAAATTCATTATCAAGAGCCGTCACAACCTCAGCAAAGGCATTGTCAACGGTTTTTAAAACTTTATTTAATGCAGCTTGATTAATTTTAATAGCCATAATTAATTATCAATCCACCATCCCTTAATTTTAGTCCCTGTATATTCCTTTTCCCAAGGCTGTTGATTATGAATCGAAGCCGAAAACTTACCTTTCTTACCATCACACTCAGCTTCAAACTCACGGGGCAAAACAACACCCGGAGGGAACACCATTGGCTCTACTAGATAGCCTTGCATATAGCTCGATGATATTCCTAACCCTCCGGGTCTTTGTTGCTTCAAATCATCTTTAGACCCCGTTTCCTTGAGATAACAGAGAAAGGGCTGTTTAGTTATTGATGGCACAATGTTACCCAGGTTATCCGTTGTTAGGCTATCCCCTGGCGTTTCTACCCAGAGTGTAACTTTTAATAAATATCTATCCAGATGGGATAAAAAGTAACTTTGCCTAACCATAAATAGCCCCTTCTTTGATTAACTCACAAGCAAAATTAACTTCGTAGTTTTTGGCATCTTCTGGAATTTCAATCCTATAGGCTTGACGGGAATCACAATCATAAACAATGTGGATACCAGGTTTGATGTGACTATCAAAAACAGCGATATCTGATTGCACCCACTCAAGGTTAATAATCTCAGGACAGATTAACAAGATACCTACAGCAATAAACGCCCTCGGTGGTTTTGCCTTGCCATCTGTAACCCCGTCTAACAATTCCATCACTGGTATCTCAGCAACCGCCCAAGACGGGATTTTTTGAGAGTCTAATAATGATTGAAATGTGTTACAGCAAGCCGTTGAAAATTTCTTGTCTTGGGATTTAAAGAAGCAGAAATCCTCAGTGCTTTTATAGGGGGGTTTGGTGACATTAAATCTATAGAGAAGGGATGAAAGTTGGGCGATCGCAATTTCTTCAAAATGCAGTCTTTCCCGTTCAAACTTCTCCCCCTTCTCCAAAGCATCAAGGATCAACCAGATTGGTTGCTCACCAAAACTTTCGGGTTTGAATCGGTTTTCTGACGGCCAGAGCCTTTGGACTCTCCAGAAGATTTCTCCCCAATCGGTGCGGGAGGTTCGTCTGAAGCCTTTTTTATATCTTCCTCAGTGATTTCCTGAACTTCCTCAGTGGGTTCGGGATTTTTACCGCCATTCCGTTGACGTTCAATAAACGCCCAAACATCCTCGATATAACCCCAGGATAAACGGTTCTCGGTATCGGAATCACTCCATTTTCTGATCTCACTAATTGCACCCAAAACTTGAGAGCGATTAGGACTATCAGATGGGAGACTTTCTAGTTCATCCTGTAGTGATTGCCAACACCGATTAGCAATGGCAACAGTACAAACCGCCATTTTCTTAGCCGAAGACTCCCGATCTAACTGCACCGACATTTCACCAATATCAGAAGCGTACTTTAACCGGATTTCCTGATAATCAATCTCGGAATCTTCACTTTCCTCGGACGAAGATGTAATCACTTGGTAGGCTTTGGTGAGCTTAATTTTCTCGGCTTCTGCAATCGTTCGAGCTAGTTTAGCTACAAGGGTAAAACCAGGGGAGAATTTATCGGAAACCTCGTCAATTTTTGCTTGTTCAGAAGCGAGTAAAGCATTTTTCCCTTTCTCGCCTTTATGAACAAAGAACTTGACACCTTGAATTTCTTCGTAGGATTCCTCACTCCGTTTTGACTGCAAGAAAAAAGGCAAGCTGACCATATTTTATCCTTAAAATTATCGTGATTAAACCGTGGCAACCAAAGCAGATCCGTTAAATTTAACGGTGACAATTCCGCAATATTTAAAATCAATATTGCCCATAATAATTCCTTTTGAAGATGATTCAATCGGGTCAGAGGTAATATTAGCAATCCCCTCATAGACAAACCCGGCAGTATAGGCAGTATCACCCGGACAGGTAGGGGTTGGATAGGCGACTTTTAAGAACACTTTACCCGGTGCCCCAACTTGATATTGAAGACGGGCTTTTTTGACGTTCATATAACCCGCGTCAAGGTTCATAAACATACCCGTAGTGGAAATAGTTTGACCTAGTGATGTTTTGGCATAATCTCGCCACCCATCATTATCAAAGTTTTCCAGTTCAACCTCATCATCTTCTGAGTTGTTATTAACTGTAGACCGACCGCCTAATTTTGTCGGCCATTCAGCCGTTGATGCTGCGGTGATAGCCTTCGGGATTGGCTTGGTGGGGATAGAAGTGGCACCCGCAGTGATGTCTCCATTAACTTCTACCATTGTTTCTTCTCCCGTGACGGAATCCTTGAACAAAAGGAAGGGTTCCGTCACTTCAGGACGGGTTAGGAATGATGCTCCGGTAATCGGAATTGAGGTATCTCCGGCATCCGCTCCTCCAGTAGCGACGGTAAAGGTTCCAGATTGGGGATAGATCAAAGTACAGGGAACAGGAGCAACCCAGATCCGAGTTCCTTCACCTTGGGTTCCTGCTAAATAGAATGCTTTGTTTGTAGCCATTTTGGTTTCCTGTTAATCAATTAGGGTATGGGAGTAGGAACAGTTAGGGTATAGTCTTCAGTGATTTTGAAGCACCCTTTCACTGTCCGAACAATTGCGGGGATTCCTGAAGTAGAAACCTGAACATCAAATACAAATTGTTGACCAGGTTCTAAACCTTCTGAGTCTGACGGTTCAGCAATTAAAACTGTAACTTTCTTAATGAAATCACTAACATTAATGATTGTCACGCCCTGGTTGGCAACGGTTTTGGCTGCAATAATTACGTCTTGAGGAACGAGTTTTAAAGAGCCAACAACAGCCAATCCGGTCAAGTCAGTTCCGGTGATTGTGCCATGCAAGATAACGGTATCTTGACGAGGAAAATCAGGATTAATTGAATTATCAACCTTTTGACCCGTGCGTTCAAATTTGAAATTTAAATCAAGCAAAGTTTCAGCCATCGCAATTAAATCTCAAATATCCGCAAGTAGGCTGATATTTCCGAGTTGATTTGTTACCAACTCTGAAAGCATATTTGCACTCATCTCCTGGAATGTTTTGAGTCTCAAGAGGGAGAATAAATACAGTGCCAATAATTTGTTCTTCTCCCGTAGGAAGAACCGTGATTTCATCCTCTGAAATTCCACCAGGCATCAATTCAACTTTTTTGCTAATAATTGGAACATTCCCAAGGGTGAAAATTTCAAATTCAGCAAATAGATAATTTAAGCGATATCCGGTCAAGATATAAGTCAAATTGAAGTTACTGCCTTTTTTGATTGTGGCTGATTCAATCGGGACTAAATCATCAACAAACAATTCAACTTTAGGAGCAGGAACAGAGGGGGAAAACACCCAGGGAACTACGGTGGTTTCCGTTTCTGGGTTAATCTTAGCAATTCCGTGGCGGTGTCTCTCATATTTGTTAATAGTTGTTTTTAACAAACTAAAGGATGTCGCAACATGGGGAGAACGATCACGCCCCGTAATGGCAGGTGTTGTTTGGGTGAGCGCACCCATTTGGATTAACGCCCCACGCTCCCTTATCAAATCTAACGCTGCGACTTCTGTGGTTTGACTAACCACTGGAATTGTTACTGAACCTAAAATTAGTGGCATAATTCCCTCCTAGATTAAGGTATGGGCAATTTCACCCGCCAGGAATTTGAATTGATCATTGAGATCAATAGTCTTGGCTACATCCAAGGCACCTCCGGCGAGGAATTGACCGCCCGTTTCAGAATCATGCCAACCGAAGTGAGTCTGAGTCCCTTGATTAGCCGTTGCCAGAGGGAATAAGATATCCGAGTTCAGGAGCTTTTGACCCCCTGACCACGGCGAAAAGTTCGCCGCGCTATTGGCTACAGTTTGACGAACATAGCCACCAACTGCGGGTTCTGTTCCGCCTGCGGTTGCTGTGGGGGCTGTCAGGTAGTGGGCTGCGTAAATCGTCGGAAACACGGGAATAGGGGCGACATTGTAGCAATCATTCAGGATCAGATTCTTGAGATAATTGCTATATAGTCCAGAGATAAAAGTATGATTCAGACCGCCTGCAAGTATGATTAGACGATCGCGTACCATGATTGTCTCAACGTCTTCAGCGTGCCAAAAGACGTAACAGTTCCCCGCTACAGACGAATCAAACAAGCCAAACCCGACAATTTGACCCCAGTTAGCGGTTGCTCTAGGGTAGGTGATATCCAATAACTGTGTCACAGTCCCCGTTGTTGAGTCGCTAAAATACGTCCCGTTCAGTGCGACTCGGACATACCCACCCCCTACGGGTTCCGAGCCAGGGCCGTTAACTGAAGGGGTGGTAATAAACGCAGCTAAATAAGGGGAATGAGAACTTTTAGAATTACCACCAAAAATATGGTCGAGATACTTCTGAGCGGCGAGATTGGTAAATGATCCAGTTGGCATTGTTATCTCCTCCTAATGCGAAGGGATTGAATTGAGGAGCGAGTTTATAACCTATTGTTTTGGCTAATTCTCGCCTGAGTTTTTCTAGGTGATTAGAGATGTCGCACTTGCGGTTTTCCTTCCATTCGATGACATCAACTCTTGTTAATCCGGTGGCAGCTTCATCAGCTTTGCTTTCAAAATCCTTGATTCTTAGGATTAGTTTTTGAGTTTGTTGAACCCAAGCCTCTGAACGTTTTTCTAGGATTTCCAAGAGTTCCATTAAGGGTTTTTCTTCAGAAATATCAATTTGTAATATTCTGAGAACTTCCCATTTTTCCTCTAGCGTGAATGGCATTGTTTTCCATTATTCCACCGGACAATTAGAAGGTTTTGGAGTGACAGGACAGATATACTTCCCTGAATTATCGGTCAACCTTTTCGAGCCACAAATCGGGCAGGAATACCCAGCATAGCTAGGATAAATTGGCTTAACTTCTGTCTTTTTTTCCTGCTTTTTATTGTCCTTGGGTTCCTGTTTTCCGTATTGAATTACAGGGGATGGATTGACTTCTACAGGGAAAGATTCTTTTGAGATTTCTGGTTTTTCAGTTGCCATAATTTCTCCCTATAAAGCAACATCAAGAGTCCGGACTTCCACAACTCGCAACTGTTGATCGTTAGACAGAGGGGGATTAGATGCGGGGTCAACGTCTAAAGCTGCCGCGCATTCATAGGAATTCCAAATAAATCGGTTAATTCGTCCGAATCCATCTTCTTTTGCTTTTTTGATTGTGAAAGGCATGGCGATTGAGCGTCCGATAGTATCTCGACCTGCAACATAGGAGGAACGGGTCAATCTAGCACCGGAACCCGTGGTTTCGGTTTGGACTCCCTCTGTTCCCGTAGCACCTGCACCAAAGGCATTAGTAATAAAGATGTGGAAATTAGCAACGGAATACAAATACCCGTCAGTTTTCCCCAAATCATTCATCGTGGTTTGTTTCAGGAGTGAGGTTAAATCCTCCATCCCGACCTTGGTTGTATATCGGGTATTTTCTTGCAATGAGTTGGTTAAACCCGCTGCCGAGAATGGATTGGAAACGAGAATGTAATGTCCGTCATCAAGAGGGGGAACTTTCAGGAATCCGTACAGATAGGCGTAAAGATTTGTTAGGAATGGAATGGTCAGGATTCCGCTATCCCCAGCACCCAGGTCGCCGACTGTGGTGGTAACTCCACTGTTGTCGTTATAAACAACCCGCGTAGTACCGCCCCATAGTTCACGGATTAAAACGTCTTCAAATTCGTTGTAATTGTAGCCAAGGTTTCTCTCAATAAATGGCATTAGGTCAAGCAACGAAGTCCGCATATAGAACTCAGCAATTGTTAAAGGTGGCATGGTAGCATCTTTGCCTAAACCATATTCTTTAAGAACTGCTTTGACGTGACCCGCTTCTAAAGCCTGGTTATTTGCGGTAATATCAACCAGAGGATCTAACTCCCAAGCGTTAGATGTTGTGGCACTACTTGAATACCGAACACGGGGGATTTGGATCGTATCTCCGACGTTATACCCTAGACTGATATTTCTATTAGCAAACTGCCAAAAGATAAATGCTGGGCTGTGATTTGTCCGAGCCAATGCACTCAGGGTTTCTAAATACATTGGGGGGATTGTTGCAGGGCTGGTGTTATCAGAATTTCGCCCTTGTAACAATCCGTTGCGCTTCATTTGCTGCTCTAAACCGTCAACGATTGAATCGTAATTTAATCGGGTAAATCGGTCTAAATTGGTGGTGTCTTTGAACTGTACAATTTCTCCCGATTGACGATTAACAGAACTTACAACAGGGCAGTCTGTTTTGCTGTCAATAATGCGTTTAACTTCTCGAAAAGCGTCAAGCCCTGACATCCGATGGGTGCGACCTTCTACCTGTAGATAAGGTGAGGGTCTGTAATTATCAGATTGAACTTGCAGGACTCCTTGTTCTGCTATCTTTAGGTCGATACCAGTGTCAGCAAAGATCCGAGTCCAATCCTCTGTTTTCTTGCGTTCTTCTCTGAGTTTATCTTGATAGGCTTTTTCTAGTTCTAATAACTTGTCTTTGGCTATTTCAGCCTCTTGTTTAGCCCTGGTAGCTTCATCAAGACTTTGTTGAATAATAACAGCGTCTTTATCAGCTTGCATCCGAACATTTTGATTGATTAACGCTTGCAACCCATTACGATCTAATTTGATCGTGTTGTCGCTCTGCGCCTCGATAACAAGATCGGGTTTGTTCTGAGGTGCTTCGGGCGCGGGGGGTGCTTCCTCTTGATTATCTTTCCCCACGATTGTCGGGGGTTTTACAGGTGGATTCATAGGGATATCGGATTCTGTTGGTGTGGGAACTTGATCAATTCTGCTTTGATCGGTTGTTCGTTGTTTTTTGGCATCGTTCAACTTTTTGATCGCATCTTGTTCAATTCCGTGGGTTGAATCAGAAAACGTATCCTTTAAAATTCTCAAGGCACGTTTCATTTAATGTTTACAGGTAAAGTATGCTGTTTTTATCTTAGTATCTGTTTTATGTAGAGGTGATATAATTGATTCAATAATGATGCAATTTAAAGGGTAAAGTATGCTAAACAAACCCCAGGAAAATAATGATTCAGACAATATAGACGAATTAAGTTTAGGAGAACTGATAACAATAGCAAGAAATAGAGCCAACTTATCCCAGGAAACATTAGGGAAAAGGGCTGATGTGAGTCGTCTTACTGTTTATCGGTACGAAAAGGGTTACTCTATCCCAACCTGCGACCGCCTTGAAAGAATTGCTAAAGCGGTCAATCACCCGATTGATTGGTTTTATCAATAATTAATCATCTGGTAATTCAATTTTTGCCCCCGGTAAATTAGGAATCAGAACCAAGCTAACTTCCCCTAAATCTTTGGAACCTTTTCTGATATAAAAAGGGGAAGTTAAATCGCTATCTGGTTCATAGGGGGAGGGGATTAAATGGGGACAAGCTGCGTCATAGAATGAACAGTCACACAATGGACACCAGAGATCGTCAATAGTGAAGTTACCTAAAGAAACATAGCTGGTCATGCCCAACCAGAGAGACTCAAGAATAGGAGCATCAACCGGAATCATAGCTTTTAATTGTAGTTTTGTATAACCTTCATCCCCTACAATCCATCTGTTTAGATCAAAGTTTCCGGCTTTTGCTAAGTCTTCATAGGGCGGTTCTTTAGTCTCGCAATAAGCATCAAATATCCTACCTTGAACTTTACTAATATTATCCCAATCATGATCTAAAGTAACGGTTATCCCCGGTGCTAACATTGCTAACTTTTGCAATGAATCTGTTGACCATTTTCCTCGACTTCTATTCATCAAATTGTCGGCGGCGGTTATTTCTACCACCACAATCTGGTGGGATTCTGCCTTGGAAAACTTTTTAACTTTTAACATTTCCTCCGGTGTTGGGTGGGGAAAACCAATTTTTCGGTCTGAATCTGTAAACATTTTGTATACTTAAAATATTGAGTTAATAACAATTATATGGCAGTTTACGTTGATAAAAATAACCCGCAAACTATTGTCATCTCATCACGGGATGCTAACGGTGATTTGCAGGAGGTAGGGACGGTTTCAGTAGCTTATACCGTAGTGGCAAACAAGGAAGTTGCAACTCTGGCAATTGTTCCGACTCCTACTGTGGCAACCCTTGGAGGGACTACAGCAGCCGTCACTTTGACGCTTGCATAAAGTCCTTATTCCAAATAGAAAGGGAGAGCCGTCTGACAAAATCTTTCGGCTTTTCTTTTGCAAATTCCTTAAAACAACCACAATTAGACCGACAATCACATTGTTCCGTTGGGGCGGGGAGTGTGTTAATTGGTTGCCATCCCATGCCCTCGTAAATGATGCAGGGTTGACAGGATTCGGTTTTGGTTCTTCTCCGGCGCTCCCAATTAAACCCGTTTTTAGAGTGCCCCTCGGTTCGGGCTTTTTCGTGTAATCCAGATCCGGCACTACTATACAAGTCCAACCTTCTGAAAAATTCAGCTTGACTCATACCCTTGGTTCTGAGTTCTTCCCCGAATTTCCTCAAGTATTGATACTCCCTCCTAAGTCTTTGACCAATCAATCCATAGTCCCGTTGAGTTACGGAGTTTTTACCACCAAGCCCTAATAAATAGGATTGAATATGCAGGTTTTTGAGTGCGATCGCCGTGGTTTCTTCCCAGGTTGAAAGGGATATTTTTTTATTGACTAATAGCTCGCCAATAGTTCTAATATCCTCTTGGGTTTGTTCTATATTGCGCTGCAACATAAATTTAATGGCAGTAGCGGGGACAAATTGACCCCGCCCTGCACCCTGTTTATAGTGGTAGCGCTGAGTTTTAGGGTTAAATATAAACTCATTCATAGGGCATTGTGAACTTATGCTCTGTGATGATATTAACCAGATTTTCCAACTGTTCGTCTGTTAATAGAACTTTCCCCCCAAAATCATCGGTAATAATCCACTGGGTAGTATCCCCGTCCGTTTCCTTGGCTACGGTTGGGCAACACCGATTAGAACATAATTCAGTTCTTTGCATAATCTTAATTGTTGTTATTAGGATCTGGCTCTAAATCTAATTCTAACTCATAGATTCCTTCTAGTTTGTCAACTTGAAATTCTAGGGAATATTCAATCATTATTGCAATATAGGCATTAAACAGCGCACAAAGGAAACCTTGGGGGATATTAAATGGCATTCCCAGAAGGAAATATACTATTACTGATGTTTCAAAAGTTTGGCAGTATGGACACCCAAAAAGCTCAGTAAATAGCGGGTGCTTATCGTTTAAATAGTTTCTGACTGGGTGCAGTAGTTTGTATTTGAATAGGAACCAACGCAACCCTAGAGACAGGAAAAGGAAGATTATAATATTGTCTAATAATGGCATAAAGTTTAAATGTCTATAATATTTTGGTCTTGTTTCTCCCGAATACTTTGATAATATTCAGCTAAAACCTTGGTTTGATCTAGCTGATCGTAGGCTTGAAAGATTGTTTTAACTACCTCTACAGCAGTCCGAGTTACTCGATCAGAACCCGAATATGTCAGCCTTGTACAAGCCTTGATCGCGTCATCACTTTTCGATGCTTGCTTATAAGCATTACTGCTTACAGTGAGTGAGTGGGCTGCAATTGTTTCCAACCCACTAACATAAGCCCTCAATTTTCGTTGACGTTCTTGCAGTTCTTGTTCGTATATTCCCTCTTTATCTTTTTCGATTATAGCTTCCATTTTACTAGCCCTTCCCCGCAGCAATTCCTGTCTTATTTGTTCCCAGATTGGATCTTTCTTCCAAGTGCGGATAACTTTTTCGTCAACTCCGATTCGTCTGGCAACCTCTCTATTACTGAGTTCTGGGTCGTCAAACAAGAGTAGAATGGCTTTTTTTATTAGCTCAATATGTGATGTTTTGATGGTTTTGTCCGCACCTTTCCGCAACAACATTAGTTTTAAGTTAACATAATTGAAAACATTGCTACAACTTAAACATGACAAAACCTAAAATTACTGAGACTGATATCTCTAAATTGACTCCCGATCCTAACAATGCCCGCAAAAGAACGCCATTATCAGCAAGCGTTATTAGAAAATCGTTAGAACAGTTTGGGGCGGCTCGAAGTATTGTTGTCGATGAAAATGACGTGATTCGGGCGGGTAATGGGACGTATGAAGAGGCGGGTCAATTAGGGATTGAGAAGGTTGTCACCATTGAGGTAGACGGCAATACTATTGTTGCAGTCAAAAGGAGAGGATTGACTGAGGAACAATGGAAAAAGTATGCGATCGCTGATAATACGGCTTCTGATTTCTCAACATGGGACTTTGATATTTTGAGTGAGTTAACTCAGGAAATTGATCTATCTGAGTTTTTCCCTGATGATAAGTTGAATGAATTATTAAAACAATTGGGGGATAGCAAGAATGAAGGTATCAATGTTTTCCCTGATTATATCAACATGGACGATCAGGATGTAGAGACAACAGCAGAAAATTTTAGCTCGAATGTTAAGAGGAGTATAATTATTGATTTTCCTGCCGATGAGTATGACGAAGCTAAAAAACTATGTAACACAGCAAAGAAAAAAGGAGAAGATATTGGTGCTATTTTAGTATCTGCACTAAAAGATGTTTTACAATAGAGAACGAACCAGTAACCTGTACAAATGAAAGAACAAAAATTAATAGTAACAAAACATGACTACAAAAGAAATGATAGCCCAACAAGCCTCATTCCGAACGTAGTAGACTCAACTGTATTCCTTGATTCTATCGGTAACAAAGTTGGATTTTATCTCAGGAGTTTGCCGGATGATGTTAATGATGTTTTAGAATATTGCAACAAAGAACTAAGAAGTGACAGAGTACCTAAATCGACAATGCACAGACAATTGCCACTGGGAACTAAAAGCAAGACAGGAGCGTGGGAATATGATACTGTCGAACAGGAGTCTGTGATAATCGGATCTGTACCCGCAAAGCCTCACCAAAGAAGACCTTTTAATTCAATAAGTCAAGTTCATTTAAAAAATTCAGCGTCTGCTTTTATTAAAGGAATGATAGTATTAGCAAAGCTGTCAGAGAATCTGATTAAAGATATTATGCCAGAGCAGTATTTTATTCAGAAAAAAATAATAGAAGAAAATGTTTTAAAAAAATTTAGATTTGGAGATTTATTTACTAGCTCTATTAGCAATTATAATATAGCTGCTAATTATCATCAGGACAATAGAAATCTCAAGAACACTGTAAATGTTATTTACTCAAAAAAAGAAAATGCCAGTGGTGGAAATCTTCATGTGCCAGAGATGGTGACGAATTTGATGAAAATGATCCTACGACTGAATCATCGGAATGGATTACTGTAGTTGTTAAAATCCCTTCTGATGCGATGGAGAGAATACAAGATGTGTACAACATCGTAAAAGATGAAAGGGGTACTTTACACAAAGATAAAGCGATTGCATGGGGACAGGTTTTGGAGTCTATGTCTGCTGATTACTTAGCTGGAAAATAGGAATAATTGAACCTAAATTAATCGGGAGATTGCCAGACTAATTAATATTAATTGTGGTATAATGGTTAATAGTAATCGCCCTTCGTGATGCTTAAACATCCAAGGGCTGTAAACCTAACATACAGGATCACAATGATTGATTTTAGCAAAGAACTGGCTTTAAGTTTACTCGGATCTGGTAAAGAATACCCCGTTGATTTTGAAGACGCTTGGCAATGGTTGGGATATTCGAGTAAACAGGCTGCCAAAAAGAAGCTAACCCGCAACTTTGAACAAGAGGAAGACTATTTATCCGAATGGATGAAAACCCCAGATGGCGGTCGTCCTAGCGAATCCATCTATCTCACCGTCGATTGTTTCAAGGCATTAGGGATTGATTGTTTTAATGTGTTATACTATTAAAACAATCACACAACACTTTAACAATAAATGAACATCGAAATATCTTCTGTTACGCCCCATCTAATTGAAGATTTAGCTAAGACAGGAATTTATTCTATTACACAAAAGAGTACGGGAAGAAAATATATAGGGAGTACATCGGAAAATTTTTACCAAAGATGGAGGCGACATTTAAGCGAACTAAAAAAAGGTAATCACCATAGCCAGTTTTTGCAACGAACCTGGGATAAATATGGCTCCGATGATTTTGTATTTGAGATTATTGAATTTCACGACGTACTATCTGTTTTAGATAATTTATCTTTATTGAATTTAGAACAGTCTTATTTGGATAAATTAACTCCAGAGTTCAATATTTCACCTTCTGCACATAGTAGAAAAGGGGTGAAAGTATCGGAAGAAACCCGCACTAGAATCAAAGAAGCAAGAAAATATCAAGTAATGAAACCCGTTAAAGAAGAAACAAAGAAAAGAATTTCAGAATCAAATAAAGGAAAACATGAGGCAAGTATTGAAACTAGAAGAAAAATGGCTGAAGCAAAAAGAGGATTACCACTTAGGGCTATAAATACTTATGTCTTAACATCTCCACTTGGTGTTGATATCACGGTAAATAACCTAAAAGATTTTTGTCGAGAAAATAATCTGAATTATCAAAACCTTTTTCATGTTATAAGAGGGAATAGAAAATCTTCTCAGGGATGGAAAATAGTCAAGATAAATCCCTAGAGATGGCGGGCACGGAAAAGGGGCGGGAGACTCGACAATATTTCCTGCGGTGCGAGAAGGAATTGAAAAACGCTCATGGAATTAATTTACTAGACAAGCCTTCACCTCAACTGATTAGTGATGCGGTTATGGCAGTTTTCCGACCCACCAATGTTGACCCAACACTTATCTCAGGGGTCATTGCCAACAACATCGCTAAAACTTATCCGGCGTTAGCTCCTGCGATGGAAGAAGCCAAAAAACATCTAACCGTCGAAGTTAAGGAAAAACTTCTGACACCCACCGAAATCGGATTAATCTTAGAAAAGCGCACTGGCATCAAATACAGTGGCAGGCGAGTTAATCAATTGTTAGCCGAGAATGGATTGCAAACTCCTAACCCCACGGGGAAAGATCCGGCTTGGGTTCCAACTCCAGAGGGGAGTGCTTTTTCTAAACTATTACTTGCAGCGCAGAAGGGCGTTAAGGATGCGACTAGACGACATTTGCAGTGGTTTGAATCTGTTGTAGACGTTTTGGCGGTTTAGAAGGTTGAAACGACAAAAACCCCAGGGCTTGAATCCTGGGGTTTTTGTCGTTGGGAGTGCGATCGCTTAATCTTTTTCCTTATCTTGCCTGTCTCTCTCCCGTCGCCTTTCGGCGCACAGGCGTTTTTGTTCGCGCCGATTTTCCTTTTGTTCTGGGGTTAAGTTGGCAAGGTAGCGTTTCCGCCGTTCCCTTGCCTTCTCCGTCCCCTCGTATTTTAGATCCCGATCCTTGCCCTTCTGGGTTGCCTTGTATCTTTGTTGGGCTTCCCAGATGGAGGGTTTCCAGTCTTCGGTCATGTGATAAACCAGTAATATTTCTTTAACCCTGTACTTCTCCCGTTATTGGGGCAATCCTCACCCATAACGAGGTTTCCGTCATTGGTGGGATAACCGTCTTCAGTTTCCCCGACTATTGAGAGCATGGCTCTATTTAGTGTGGAGACTGAGCAAATAACGTCCTTTTCTTCTTTCAGTTTTTGGGCTAATTCTTTGGTAGAAACCCCGTCAATCCATCCGGGGTCGCTGTCAATTATCCCCTTAATTGTTGTTTTTAATTGCTCTGCTTTCATCTGTCCCTCCGTGCTTGTGTGTTTGTTGAATCCCTAGCCGTTTGATGTTTGGCTAGGGTGCGGGGTTGCTATTAGTTTTCTAAGACATCTAAATCGCCAATTGGTCTCATGGGATTCACATAAACAAACCCCACTTCAATAGGACTTTTTAGCGTATAGACCGGCCCTTGTCCCCATCCGTAATCAGAAGGTTTACCCATTACCGTGTAAACGGTTTCAGCATCGCAGCCCGTGGGATATGGAGCTTTATTGATTTTAACTTTGTCGCCAGATTTAATTGTCATTTGATTCGTCCTTTGCTTTTGCGTGTTGTTAATTACATATTAGTAGACCTACGGCTATATGTCAAGCGTTTTCAGAAAATATTTTTTAGATTGACTAAACTCCTTGCTATGTAAGGAGTTCAGTCTTTTGGTTAATCCTCAAATTTTGCCTTGAGAGCCAGCATAGCCTTTTTCTTCTTATGCCTTAAATAAGATTCGGTATCGGTCAATTTCCTGCCTGGAAAAATAGACGGTCTTCCCACGGGCTTAGGATCAGTTTTGGGATGAATTCTCGGTCTTCCCACGGGCTTAGGGTCGGAGGTTTGGGACGCTCCGCAGGGGGTACAGCGCCATTTTTGCCGACCATCAGGACGCACCCCGTTCTTTTTCATCCTATGCCCACACTTCGGACATGGCGGGTTTTTTTTATCGCTCATTGATTGATCCTTGATGTTTACTTAATACAATTGCAGCCGGATAAATTGCCATGTAATCGTTTTCACCTAAGCTGATTTTCTGTTGCTCAACTAAAGTAAAAATTGCAAACCAGAATACTTTTTCAGTTAGTCCTAAATCTTTCTGAGCTTTGGAGGGATAGATAAATACTGCCCTCTTTCCTAGGAATTGAGGGGCTAACCATTTTTCCACAATAGCAATCGCATTCTCTAATTCTTGATTGATCATAATTAATCAACTTAAAACTATTGTTTTATTATATAATATAAATAGTTCTAAACGCTAACAAAATATGGCGATCGCAACGAATATAAACCAAAGAATTGAAGGGCAAAAACTTCTATTCACGGCTGCCACTGATACCATGATCATCGGGGGAATAGTTAGCAATCTTTCTGTAACGGATGCCTATTTTAGCTTAAAACCTTTTATGGTTAATGCTAAGATAGATCAAGGCTTTCCATTCCAACTCCAGACTAAACTGCTGACACCCAAATTAAAAGAGGTTAAGGCTTTTGCTGCTGATGCTCCTATTAATTTATTATGGGACTCTAGCGATGGTTGGAACTCGGAAGTTATAGAAGATTGGAACGGGGCAATCCCTAACTTTATTCCTGTATTACTGAACTTAACTATAGCGGAGATTTAACCAAATGCCTTGGATGGGTTCACGCGCTAATATTGCAGCTATAACGGCTTTAGATGTCACTGATTATCAAGACGGCATTCTATTTTTTGCCCTTGCAGAAAAAACCTGGTTAGTGTTAACAAAGTCGGACACTACCTCAACAGCAAACAGTAAAAGTTGTTTCACGGCAACGGGGGGCGGTCGTTGGTTTATATCCAGAGACTCCACTGTTGTTGCCACTACCACGCCAACGGGGGCGGCTGCGATTGGAACCCGTTGGATATATCAAGAGAATGGGGCGGTCAATACTTACGACTCGGTTTTGAGTTATGTTTATAACGGCGCGGCATGGGTTGAGACAGATACTAGGATGCGACTCCATACCGGAACTCCCGACAGCTTATCTAAAACTCCTAACTCGGATCGGGAGTCTTGGAAGGATACGTCAACGGGAATAGTTTATAACGCTTTCAATGGCGGTTGGGTGGCAGGAGGTGGCTCTACTTGATGCAGCAGTTTACCTGTGGAAGTTCTTTACCATTGGATTTGACCCCGTTTGACGGGGTTGTGATCGGCTACCATTGGCAATGTTTCAATCAAGATGGCACGAAGAACTCTCTGAACTTCCCTGATAAAATCATCCGATCTCAATTCCTTTATGGACACAAACATCACAAACCCTGCCCATTTTCCGGTTGTGATTCAATTAAAGAATGGGTGGGGCAAAGGATTAAAAGATTTCCACAGATCACTGAGTGGGTGTTAGTAAATGAATGGACGGATGACCTTGGGATTCCGTATCCCAACTATTCCCTCGATGACCTAAAACGTTATTGTGAAGCCGCCTATACTGCTAATCCTAGCGCGCGAATAATTTTAGGAGATTTCAGACCACATCTTCTGAATAAATGGCGTGCGATCGCTAATATCTGCCACGAACTAGCTAAGGATTTTCCGGTAGAAGTTGGGATTCAAACTCACATCAAGAGTTACAACGCTCCCGTTATTTTGGCTCGTCTCCCTGAAATAATTGGGATGTTTGGCGATATTCCCGTGCATTTTATTGAGGCTAGTTTGTGGTATAAAACCATTGCCGACAAAGCGGTTTGTAGTGGGCTGTGGTCGGAATTGATATCAATAGCCGAACAGCATCAAGTCCAATCATTTTGTAAGTGGTGGCTTCATCCTGAAGATGCGGAAGTTGGGCGGCGGATGCCAACTTTTGAGAAGTTAAACCTTTATATCCCCTCAACGTAAAAAGCCATATCAATAATATCCCCGTGCAATCTGTTCCACCAAGCGTTATGGTCAGGAATATCTGAGATTCCCAGATTATCACGCTCGATGGTGTAGGTAGAATGGTCTGGAAGGTCTTCTACTTTAACAGGCTGTTCCCCGTATTCAGCCCCATAACTTACATCACCGTAGCCAAGATCACGAGAGACTAAGTAAGGATGAATTGTTGGTAATAGTTTGATTGTCCTAGAAAAATTAGCAGGAATCCCCAACCCTTTAACGACAATTTTGACAGATGTTTTATTGCTAATCAACAAAGCATCGGCATCGGGTAAAGTATCTGGATTATCGGTTAAATCATAAATCTCTAGCTCTAAATTAAGAAGTTCATTGCTACCCAAGAAATAGAGGGAATTGTTAGCATAATAAAAATTCGCTAATGGCATTTCTATGTTTGGGTCTGTTGTGGCTATTGGGTATGTGCTATCGGATATAATCCTATCAAACGGAGACATAGATAACGACCATTCGTAAAACCCTCCATAGGTTCGGACAACCGACTTACGGAATAGTTTTTCATCATCAAAAAGAGAGCTATTTATTCCTGTCATGTTATGCCGCCTCCGGGTTCAAATAAGGGAAAACTATTAGGAGATAGCCTCAGCCATTTTTTAATTCTCCCATCTTTAATTATAGGATATCCCCTCAATCTTTCGTGTTCCATGTATTGCTCGAAAAAGCCGGGGAAAATTGGGCTTATTAATGATAGACTAATACTTTGGCTATAAGACAGGTAATAATAATTGCTATTCTTTTTATAACCCGCTCCTTTTCTTAGGCATCTATCTTTGAAATCAACTAACTTATTAGGGTCTAACTCATTCAAAAACGGACGTTCCATCATTAAGTAAAACACCCAATAAGTATCATCCCAGTCAGTCTTGAGTGTCAAAAAATCATTGACAATGGCAGCAGAATAATCAATCGGATAGTCATTAGTCGGAAAAGGTCTAGCAATTGTGGTTTCAGTGTAAGCTATTGGAACAGAGGGTCGGCAATCTAATTGAAAATACGGGGTCGGAAGTCCTAAATATCCAATCCTTTCTGGCGAAGGGCTAGAAATAACGGGGGTATCTTTATTCGTCATGTTAACAATAGAAAGCCCTGTATTGTACTGTCTAAAGTTTGCTCTTTGACTTATATCTAATATGGTATTGTGTTGCAAAAAATTATCCGTGAATAGCCCCTTAGTTATTGGGTGATTCCCTATAAATGTTTCTGTATTTGTAATAGTAAAAGATGCTTTATCTATGGTGTATCGAACTGTCTTATTAAATTTATCTCGCAAAGCTCTAGCATATATTTGTTCTCCCTGTTGACTATAGAGACATTCGTATGTTTCACCAGTCGGAGATTCATTGTCGTTCACATACTGAATATCCCTGCCAATAATACCAGGTCTTTCTTGGGAATAATTACCAACATTTCCACCAACTCTGTACATACTTCCATTTGGAAGAACCTGTAAACCGCTTTCGTATTCCCGAATAATTTCATAAATAATATCAACATAAATATTATTTTTATCAATATTAACCCGCCCAGAAAACCATTCTGCTAAATAGGGTTCCTCTATTCTTTGACCTTCTGTTTCTTGCAGAAGGTTAAGGTTTAAAAATTCATTATGCTCATACTTGATATGGGTAACTCTAGTCGGAAAATCAATTGGCAAGGTAAGCTCCTTTACTAACCCATTTTTTTGATAATTAATAATTACATCACAATATCTTCCATAGTATTCGGTATTGCTGATTAAGGCGGGTGTAGAGGTATCTGGTGGGTAGCCCGACCCCGCACCAGACGCACAAGAGCCAGCACCCGCTCTGTTTATTGCCATAGAACCAAGTAGATTTGACTCGGCACGGCTATTATCTAAAACCCCCCAGTAAGCCAACATAGACTCCATATAGGAAAGCCACGCAGGGTAATCATCGATTGACCCACGCCAAACTATAAACTCGTCCGTAGCATCATAAAGATTATCGCCAACGTGCCTAAACGAAACGGATTCGCCTGGCGCTACGTCACCACGATAGAGCCACCATCCATCAAGATTATCACTACCACATTCGTTAAGCGTTTCGACTTCGCCCATTGAAGCTGTGGGTTGAAAAGCGGCTTCTAATTCAGCGACATAAGGCTCCCCATCGTATTGCTGAAAGAAATCCGCCCAGCTTGCGTAACTGTCGCGTTCTGGCGGTACTACAGTACCACCAATGCCACCACTCTCGATAACACCGTAAAACCCAGAAGATTTATAGGCTTCTTTGTGCCAATTAACAGATAAAGAATAACCAATTTTTCCCTTAACTTCCGGTGGAGGGTTATAGCAAAAGACAGAATCTTGAACCGATAAAAAAGGCTTGTATCCTTTAGCTCCTATACCCCCTGATTCGGCATCAAAAAAAACATAAGCGGTCTTCAAAATCGGACTAATCCCTGCACTAACATAGTCGGCATCTGTATCACCAGAAGGAGTCCCAACCGTATCGCCCTGAAAACCGGACAAAAAACCCATAGCCATGCGTCTAGGTGTAGGGTATGAAGCGTTTCTAAATACCCATAAAACAATGATTTCCCGTGAGTCTTCATCACCACCATCTCCTTCATCTCCTCTGACACAAGGCGCATCTTTTCTATCGGTTTTTCGTTGCCTTAACTTAGCTTTTGCCAGAGATTCATAATCCCCCGTATTATCTGGCAATTCAATAACAACAAATCCATCTACACTTTCTTCATCTGCAACATACGTCTGCTTAATAATCTGCCATGATTTAGATTCCGACCGATAAACAAAAGGACGGGTTTCTGATTGAAGTTTTTTATACAAAAAGACAGCTTCAGGGGTTCCACCGCCCCTGGTATTAAATCTATATTTTCCAGAAAGGTTAGGCATAATTAAATAATAATAATATCTTTAGAATTAAACGATATATCTGTAATGATTGTATCATAACTTATTCCTTGAGAAAATGGGGTTGTGTATCCGTGACAGAAGGCAACCATAGAATCATTATTTTCATCTACCGAGTAGAGAAATAATAAATTAATATCATCACTAGCAGAATTTAAAAACTGAATCCCCGTTGATAGCTGTATAGAAACCCAAGGCGTGAGAGTTGAAACAGTATTTAAAACCTGAATATTTGTATAATCAACTGTTGTTACTGACTCAGGAATAATACCCGCCAAAATATCGCTAGACTTACTTAATATTATTCCATCGTCATCAACAATAAACGGAGCTAATGACTGAGAAGATATTCCAAACCCAGTAAACCAATCAATATTACTACTAAACCACGTCAGACACTCCCTAGAGAAGCAATCAATCGGTGGTGCACTGGTAACATTATCAGGCTTCTTATCATAATTAGAAACCATAATAACTTCATTTTTACCATCTTCATCTATCCTGAACAAATAGAGTGATTTGGCTTTATTTGCCTTAGCAGATGGGATCGAAATATCGTTATAGCCAATATAAACGGGTGAAGATTCCGGTCGGGTGTAGGCAAATGGGTTCTTGATTGATATAGTTCCCTTTGGTGACTCCAAAAACTCTGATTCAGAATTAAGACACAGCCATTCCGAGTTGGTTGTGGAGTGAAACATGGGGACAATTGTTGATATTCCCAACCCATAACTAACATCTGAATCCCATTGCTTCTTAGCTACATATTCTAAAAAATCAATAGTTGGTAAAAGTGAAATTGTACTAACGTAGAAAGGGTTTGTACCAACGTCGTTATTGGGCATTTTTTCTATATTTAATTATTTTAATTTTTGTATCATTACAAATAATAGCATTATCAGGAATATCCTGATTAACGATTGTGCCAGCACCAACAACAACATTATCCCCAATTGTTACGCCCGGAAGAATAATCACACCCGCACCAATCCAACACCCTTTACCGATGATTGTAGGCTTTAAAATATAATCATCACCAAATGGGATTCCGGTTTTGTAATTGTGATTTGCTGATAGGATTATTGTGTTAAAAGCAATTACAACATTATCCCCAATCACAACTCCACCACGACCCCTGATATTGACATTCTTACCGATATAAACATTTTCTCCAATTGTGACATTTTTAGGAGAATCAATATCTACTCCTTTGTAAAAAAATTTTACATGATTTATAATTTTTTTTATAAATTTAATCATAAATAATTTCCTGTGTAATTTGGTATATCCTCTATAACAAAAATCCACTGTTGACAACAATGAAACCGAGCTAACATAATCAGTCGTTGTTGACACTGTGATCGCACTCCCCTAATTTCTTTTCCACGCTTTCTTGCAATCCTCAGAACTGAACTTATATAGCGTTCCGTTGTCACGAGATGCCTCCCCGCCTTTCTGACCTGTTTCAGTTATATGGTCTTTGTTCTGAGATGTTTTTGTTCCGCCTTCGCTGCAATCTTCAGGAGTGAACTTATATAGCGTCCCGTTGTCACGAGATGCCTTCCCGCCTTTACTAGAAATCTCTCGACGTTTTTCTGGACTCATAGCAGCAAATCCATATTTCTTTTTCTTATTTTCTGGTTCCATAATTAATAAATTTAAGTTAATACTATTTTAACACAAATATTTTATTATAAAAAAAGTATCTGAGTTTGTAGAGCATCAGATACTTTTAAACAACAACCACGCACTAGGAGTAAACAACAATGATTATACAACAACTTTGTCTGTTTGAAACACAACCGTCATTAATTGATTCAAACGAAAATTATACCCCATCAGATTTAATCGGTTTAGTCCATAAGTTTTATGGATTTCCTGAATTAGACCCTTTTAGCTGTGAGCAAGCCAATCAAATTATTAAAGCTCAAAAGATATTTACAATTCAAGATGATGGATTCAAACAGAACTGGAGACGGGCTAAAACACTCTGGTTGAACCCTCCCTACAGCGCGGGATTTATTGAGAAGGTTGTTGATAAATTGATTGCAACATTGAACGAGACTGAAGCGGAAGCATTCTTGTTAACTAATACCGACAACAGTACGGTTTGGTACAAAAAGGCTTTGAATCGGTGCGATCGCTTCTGCCTACCGTCAACTCGGTTAACTTTTTATTCCCCAAAACGGGCAGTGGAAGGGAAGAAACAAAACCAAAACCGATTCTCCCAAACTCTATTTTATTTTGGATTGCAGCCTCAAAGATTTGAGGAAATTTTTGAAAGTTGGGGAACTGTTTGTCAGACTTCTAAATGGTAACTATAATTAAATAGTACGCATGGATTGACGCACTAAAAAGCACCTCTAAATTAATTAAAGGTGCTTTTTATTTGTTGAAACTTAACCTATAAAGTAATCGTTTTTCCTGTTAAAAGATTTTCGAGAGCAACTCGATTTTCCATTAGGTGAATGGACTCTCCATCAAGACACTGAGATCCTATCTCGCCCTTTCTAATTTTCAAACAGTGGCTTGTTTTATTTGTCATTACCACCACAGGAATAGGGGGATAAGGTGGGGCTACTATGTATGCCGATAATTTCATAATTATTGATTTAGTCCTCTGCGCTAACTCCTATTATAGTACAAATCAAACCCTCAATATCTCCGCCTTAAATATTCTGCCAATAATAACGCCTCTGCCCTGCCGTGATGTTTTTCGAGTTTAAGATTATTAGTTTCGCCCGGAAACATCTGCAACGCCATCACCCTTGACGCTTTCTTATCCTTTCCTATTAGGCTGTAGTGTTTTTTCCATGCCTGGGGAGTAACAAACTCCATTGGGATTCCTAGCGCTGCAATAATCCCAATCCAAATCCCAAAACCCATCCCAAAATTAAAGGTACTGGTCACCCCTTGCTTGGGCATTGCATGAACATTCTCAATAATTAGGTGAGTATTGAGGGTGATCATTTCCTTCAGTCCAGATGCCATTAATGTCGGGTTGGGGCGTATCCTGCCCCCGATTTTAATAACTGGACAGTCAAGGAATTTAACCTCACCATTAGAAATCCTACACACTGCCCCCGTCGCTCCGGGGTCAATTCCGATAAATGTTTTAGTCATTATCCGTTGTTGTTTGTAAATAGTTGATAACAGATGGGCTATAGTCAAATATTAAAATTCTTTCAATTGCCCAACAGAAGTTGTATTTATCAATTTTTTCACCAAGTCTTCTGCTTAGAATTTTAAATATTATTCTGATTTTATCGCCAATATAAGCAGACCCATAATTTAGATTTTTGGCAATCTCAGGATAAGTATTATCGTTTAATATTCCCTCGATAATCTTTCTAGTCAAGCTATCAAGATGTTTTCCGGTCTCGGAAAATACCAAACTATCAACCAACCAGATATATTCTAACTGTTCCCTAGTCACCTATAAAATCTCCCTCCGCATGGTAGATCCCATTATGAATTTTAAAACCTTCAATATTCTCGGTTTCAATATCCGAAAAACTTACCCGTTCACTAACCATCCAGATTAGTAATTTTTCTAAAGTGTCAAAAGCTGGAAGGTGTGGCAGTTCAAGCCTTAATCTATCGGGTGTTCCAAAAGCACCTTTAAAGTGAGTGCTGAATTTAAAGATAGAATAATGGCGATCGCTTACCCCTCTTGATATTTTTTCCACTTCATCGAGTAGGCATCCTAAGTTTTCCATCCTAAGTTTTCCATCCTTTCTTAACACTATTGGCATTTGCAAAAGCTATATGATCTCGCGTTATTTGCCACTCGTAACGAGGTCTTAGTCCCTCTCCAATCCTAACACAATCCGAGTCTGTATCAGTCAGAGGAGTCACACCATTCTGATATTTGAACAGGGTCTTAGTCACCCAGTTAATATCTGTTAGTTGTTGATTTCCCCCGCGCTTTTTTGCTGTCTCAACAACTAATTCCGCGATCTCTGGATATTCTGATTTTAATTTTGCTTTTGCCATTAAGACTCCTGTTCGTTATCTATGGTTTTCTTCATTCCTGAGATAATAGGGGTTAAACTTTCTCAGGAATGTTAACTGTCCAACACTTACCAACTCGGATTACCGCCATTAACGGCATCAATCATGTATTTAGTCCTGCGATGCCACCCAGTTTTGAATACAGTCTGAGAAGGTCGGGAGGTGTAAATCGAAGTGTAATAATCATCCTGGGATTTAATGTAATTAACCGCCTGTTCTGATGGTGTAGACCCCGTTATGCTCCACTTCTTACCACTATTAACATAAGAGTTCATAATGGCTAAATTTAACGGTTTCTGTGCTTTATCTGCGCCCGACTGCAACCAATAATCTTGATAATATATTTTGATTGCTTGGGGTAAAGTTATTGAGGAAACGTTTAACCCGTGGCGTTTAGCTACACTTTCAATGATACCGTATTTAGTCTTGCCACCGCCATCGGCAGGGTGATCCGACCAACCGCCTTCTACTTTTAGAATATGCGCGATCGCCCATGCAAAATTAGGATCACTTATACCAGCTTGACTAACAGCTTTCTTAATCTCTTCAGGGGCTTGTGCTTTAGAGATATCACCAGAAACATTACCCGATGGATTAGCACCCGTTACTGATTGAATTGCGGGGGATTGCAACAGATTAAAGACTGCAAACCCAGATACACCTAACATCATCAAATTGTTGAAAATCATTGTTTTTTTAATTTAATGGGACTACTGTTTTGGGGTCAATCCATTCGCCGTTTTTCTTTATTCCTAAGTGCAAATGTGGCCCTGTAGACATTCCTGTACTGCCAACTAAGGCAATGGTTTGACCTGATTTGACGCTTTCACCTGTCTTAATTTCGAGCTTTGAGGCGTGGCAATAAACTGACATATACCCGCCACTGTGATTAATCCTGACCCCTTTACCACAATTACCAAGATCACCCGATGACTCAACTACACCATCAGCAACAGCATAAATAGGCGTTCCCGTTGGCAATCCCAGGTCAACACCGGAGTGCATTTTCTTCTCACCAGTAACGGGGTGAATCCGATAACCAAAACCCGAACTTACCGAGACTTTTTGAGGTAGTGGATAGATGAATTTGGGGGTGTCCTTGCCGGGCTTAAACTTTTCTGATGTTTGGGTTGTAGCAGGTGTGGAAATTTGAGATGGGGATAGGTTGTTGAATTTAAGAAGCGTAAAGCCCAACAGCAAAGTAGTAACGAAAAGCCAGAAATAAGCATCATCAATAGATTTTTCAATGTCTTCAAATAACCTAGAGTGATCGTCTGGCTTTTTATCGAGAAATAGTCTTGGGCGTTGTGGCATCGATTTATTTTCCCCCCATGTCCTGTTTCCCTGTCTGTTCGGATTTATCATTTTGGGGAACGTCGAGGTTATAGCGCGATCGCAAGCCACCCAGTTTAAATTCGCCTGAGAATAGTTTTTTAGAGGTTTCTTCCTTAGACTCCCCTGGTTTATTCTCTTTACTTTCACCGGGCTTTTTGTCTTCTGGTTTAGGTTCTTCTTTGGGTTTAGCCCAGTCTTCGGTCGGAATAGTTTTAACTATATCGGGAACAACCTTAACGATTTCAGCAAACCCTTTCTTGAACCACCAAGGGATAGCCTGATTCCATATCAAATAAATCAGAAAAACCCATCCCAACAATCCTCCAGCATTAAAAAAAACTCTCATTCTCTAACGTCCTCCAAAGATTCAATTGGGGTAATTGTCTCAGAATCATCACCCTGGTTTTTGGGCAAGGATCTTTGATTGCTGTCGGCGTTAATGCTGCCACCAAACCAATAGGATAAAGTTCCCATAGTTTTTTCAAATCCCGTCTTGATAGCGGTTTCTACTGTCATCTCTCTGACTCCAAAAAAGATAAGTAGTGTTAGGGCGGAGATCAAAGCAATTCTTGATGGTTTCATGGTTGTCCTATTTGTTAATTTGGGTGATGTCAGCTTGTTCAAAACGAACCGTTACCCTGGTTTTTTTGTTGACTTTAGACGGCTCGAATACTATGATTAATGACTCTTTTCTGTCAAGAAAAACGAATTTTCTTGTAGAAGAAGGGGAATTACCTGCCATTGCATTACGATTTATGCGAAGTAAAGAAAACTTGATATCCGAAGAAATGGTAACTAATTGTCTTGAATCAAAGGGATTGATAATTAACTGTCTTTTGGGTGTGTTGCCAACTGATACTAGATAATTTCCTGAACCTTCAAAGGCTGATTCTGCCACGGAAAATATCGGAATAGACAGTAACGAAGTCGCGGCAATCAATCCAATAGTCAATAGTTTCAACCTTTTATTCACAACAGATACTCCTATTTATTCACAAGGGTTTTGGCTTGAGCTAACTGATTCTCCCAAGCGGGTTTTAGGTATTGGGTATATCGGTTGTTGGTTGAACGGGGTTCAATTCCCAACTCGGAACAAATCTGTTTAAGCGGTGATTGAATCAAACTTTGGCTATATTTAATAGCCCTAAGTTCAAGTGATAGCTTAAACAGACTTGTGTTCACTTCCTGCCACCAAATATCGTCAGAGTCGGTCGGGTTGTTGTTAGCAAAACTAACGTTAAATCCAGACAAGTTAGGGATTGTAACTACTCTTGACTGCCCTTTTATGGTGCAAATAGCAGGACGTTTCCCGTCTTTTAATAACCTTTCAGCTATCAAGATTAATTCATCTTTAGCACCGCCCAAATATCTCAACTGAGTTTCTGGGATTGCGGGATAACAGATAATTAATTGGGCAATATTCTCAAGGGTTGCCAAGGTAAAACCGCCCTCACCAACCGAAGCACTCTGTCCAACAGGAATTAACTTAATCTTGTATCCTCTACCCTGTTTAATGATTTCAATTAATTTATCAAAGCGAGAATTAGTTTTATCTGATTTGTAACGCTCGACAATTGAGTCGAACTCCTCACAAATTAGACAAATGGGTGTTAGGTCAATTTGAAGGTCAGAGATTTTTGTAGCCCCATTCTTAGCCCCCTCTACGCAGCATTTAATCCGTTCATCTAATTGGCTATGAACGTAATCAATCAATGCGTCGATTTCATCATCAGGCTGTTTAATCCATTGGTTATCTAATCCGAACCAATTATTAAGGTAGCCGTCATTATCGGGTTTCCCGTAGTTCGGGTCAGCTATAAAAAGTTGACCGTCTGGATTGTTTTCTAGCCATTGACTAATAATCAATCCCAGTAACTTAGACTTACCCGAACCCGTCCCGCCGGTGAGTCTTTGGTGTGGCAACGATAGAAACTCTGACACCCAACCGGAATCATTCTTAATTGATTGAAACTTCGACTTGATTTCCGGTGGTATAGCTCGGATTATTAGCTGACTTGATTTTGCGTATCCTTTCTCGCCAAAGTCACCCAGGGAATCCAACCCTTGACCAATCCCCCAAACAGTCCAGGCGATTGTTTTGGATAGGGTATTTGGGACGGTAGAGGGAAGCTCCTCAACTTTAATCAAAGGCTCACCCCCTAATACCAAACCAGCAACACCACCGAGACAACCTAGACCGACCAGGAATAATAGACCGGAATTGCTGAGGGGTTTTTGTTCGATAACGAGGGTGTGACCCCACTCACCGCTTTTATTTTGAAATGGGGATATTCCTTTCAAATCTTCTATTTGAGTTGACGCGGCACTAAATAAACCAATTGCTGATAATCCCAACGTTGCAGCAATGGCAACCCCCCAATTATCTTTAGTAAAACTATTTGGTTTTGGCATCTTTAGCCTCCTTTTCAGCCAATTTTTGAGCCTCTAACTCAAGTTGTTTTTGGAGTGCTTCTGTGCGTTTTTGCTGTTCGTAAGTGAGCATTCTTAACTGCATTGAAACCTCGGCAAATCGGCGAACATCAGAAGCTAAAACCGCAACATTAACAGAGGTAAATTTAATCTGAACTTGATCGGCGGCTGTGGTTTCCCAGTGGCGTTTTAATGCCAACAAATTACCCCAAACCTCGAATAACAGATCGGCGGCTGCTTTACGTTCTTTGGGGCTACCGTTAAACTCACCCGCTAGGGTTGCTTTATCAAGTTTGTTGGCTAAGAAGTTAATTTTCTTAATCAGAAATAACTCAATCGAAATTGGTTGTTTTTCGATTGCACTTCTGGCTTGTAACAGGAAAGTTTCTGCTACCGACTCACTCAAGTTATTAATCTGAAACCCGACTTCGTTTAATGACTTATCAAGCAAGTCATTTCTGAGCATTTCCAGGTCAGGAGATGGCTGAAAATCTTCAGAGTTACTATCTGATTCTGTTGAAGACTCTCCCGTTGGTTCGGCTGCTGTCATAGCTGAAATATCAACGTTTTCAGCAACAGGAACGTTAGGAGCAAATTTTTTAATAATTCCCGATTTATTTCCAACTAAAGAAATGAAACCACAAACTGCAATAACTGCTAATAAAACAATCACCCGTTTATGTGTTTTGTTAGGCTTTTTGCGCTCCCTTTGCGGGGTATCTGAATCCCCACTAATCGGGGGGTAATCTTCACTTAGAGGTAATCCATCCATCATCTGTATTAGGCTCCATCATTACGGTGTAGGGTTTTGGTTTTTGGGGTGTTGGTGTTTGGAGTGTCGTTTTCCCCTGAAAGGGTCTTCCAATATAGATCAAGGGCTGTATAATACTCAGGAGTCCCTGGTAGCAAGGCGTTAAGGTGATTTTCTGCCGACCTTTGGATTAGTTCACCCAATACAAGGCTAAAGTCTGGTTTTAGCTCCGGTTTGTTGGGTGTATAATCGGTTTTTGATTGGTCTTTATTGGGGCTAGAAGCGGTGATTATTGAGGTAGCTGTGGAACTAGCTATTAATCCGATAAACAGACCGTATTGCCCCATCCTAAGTTCTGATATTTCGGGTTCTAATGTTAGGGATAAAAGGACTGAACTAACGCCACCAATCACAGTTCCTAAGAGGATCGCTTTAACGGGTTCTAAGATTTTCATGCCGATAATTTTGGGATTGTTCCCTGATTCTACTGTAGACAATTTGATTGCTAAAGATTGCGACACCAAGAAAGAAAGCGATTAAGTAACAGATAAAATTCATCAGAAACCTCCCATTAAAAACGGCATAACATTATAGGAACAGTAGACCCCGAAAATATTAACTAAATCAATGATAATTCCCATTCAAAATCCTCCCATTAACAATTCTAACTGTTGACTAACTTCACTGGGTTGAGGGATTTTAAGTATTTTTTCAATCCGTCCAACCCGATATTCAAGTTCATTTATTCGCCGAAAAAACTTTTCATAGCAAGCTGTTTTTTTGACTTTCCCACTGCTTCGTCAAGTTGTTGTTGCAGGGATTCGATTGATAGATCCTCGTCAAAATCTAACAGACTTTCTATCTCGTTTCCAGATGCTTCATTGACTGATTGGCGGTATTCGGGAATGCCAATTAATAGGGCTTTGGCACTTTGGATTTCGGCATCTGCTAACTGATTTAAGAAAGCTAATTGTTCGGCTTGAGCAAAAAGCGCGGCTTTTTCTTTTCCGCTATTCTGTCCGGCTGCAATTACCGCCTTTGTATTGGTGATTGCATTGGATTTTGCCTTGGCTTGAGTCTTGTTAACGGCATCGTTTAGCTGTTCGGTTGCAGAGCTTTTAGTAATAGCTTTAGCCCGTTGTTTTGGTTGCTCCGCCTGAGTTTGGGGTTTCCGTGAGTTCTGATACAACTCGGTAAGTTCCGGTTGAGTGTTGTCGTCGATAGGTTGTGATTCGTTGAATGACATCGGTTTTAAATTCCTTAAATAGTTGGTTTGTATTCAGCATTAACATCTTTTGAAACACCTCTATCTCAAGGGATAATCCATTGTTCAAACAATGGTGATAGAGGCTTTGGAATTGGTAGTAGGTATGGTGCGGGTACTTAGAGGAAACAAAGACGTGCAGGAGGTATAAAACTTTTAATTCCGCCCATCCTACGGGTTTTCTTTGAATCCCTAATATCCTTTTCCTTTCAGCAATTGTTTGGTGAGAGATGTCGAAAATTAGTTGGACTTCCTTTGAGGAAAATGGCTGTAACGCATCTTCGTTTTTGAGGTCTATGATTTTTCGGACTCCCCCTTTTCTTGTCTTAAAGTCGAGCATTCATGGATGTCTACATCTCTCCGGTTTAGGTTGACTCAGACTTGATTTAATCTGACACAAACAACAATAAACCCACCCAATCAAGGAAACAATTCACAAGTGCAGGCACTTGTGAATAAGATTAATAGCCACTAAAAAACCCTCCACAGCAAGGTACTGGAGAGGGTTTGTTTTTTGAGCTTTTCAATTTGTTATTGATAGTTGGCTAATACTTTTTGAGCTTCTTTCATGGCTCTCGGTGACGGGTTGCGATCGCCTGAACTCCACTTGCTAACTGCGCTTACAGAATAATCCATTTCTTCAGCTATTTTCTCGATAGTCCAACCTAATCTGGATTGGAGTAAATGAACTGGGTTAATACGGTCGTTTTGTGCAAACATTGTCTTAAGCCTCAACTTATGGGTTAAAGAATGGGTTGGGGTGGGGCTGATCGGCTGATATCCGGTCAGTCCCTTTTAGTATTTGTGTTAATGTTATGCTGATTATATGCTAAACGACATAAAAAAACAACAGTGGACAAAAGATATAGAATTACGATTAAGATCCCTGCGTGGCATAATAAGCGACTAAGGGAATGGGCGGCACTCAAGGGTGTAGCACGCACAACCTTGGCGGGTAACGTATTGCAGGCTCGAATAGAAGCAAACGACGAACAAATTGTGGCGATGTTAAAGTCTCGGTCTGAGGATGAAGGGTTGACTATTGAGGAATTTATTAAAAAGATTGTCAATGATTCAGATGACGATCAAGAAAAGCCCACTAGGTAGAGTGAGCTTCTTTGGAGTTACCGGGAATAAGGGCAAGAGTTGTAAGATTGTCTTAGATAAGACTGTTCAAACTGCTTACAATTTCTTCCTTATTAATCTCGTCATCTACAAAGTTTTTTGTATGGATTGAGTCAATTAAGAATGGGAATGCCCTTGATTCAGTAAGATGTATTGGTATCTTTAAAACATTGTCAATCTCACCGTTAAATATTTTATTTGCTATTGTCACAGCATCTTGAACGCTTAGAACGCCATCATGTACCAACAATTCCACAATGCCAATTAATCCCATGTAGAATCCAGCTTTTAATAAATCCGAATAATCGGGTTTTACTATTTTGGCTTTTTCGTTAATTTCAACTGTAGATTTATGAGCTAAACTGTATTCTAAACAGTATTTGAAATTTTCTGGGTTTAATTGTGAAAGCAAAATAACGCCTTTGTCACTTACAAACTTTGAGCCAGAATCTAATTCTTTAATGTCCATTTGACTTGTCTCCATAGTGTTTTCTGTGGGATGCCCCTATTTCTGATTCCCGTCAGAGTAGGGGCTTTTAATTTATTTTATCGCCACCATTGTCCGTCGCTGATGAAGTCTTGATCCTGTTTGGCGGTTAGATTTACTAAAACAAACTTAATTGACCCTCACTAGCAACCGCTTTACGTTTTGGATTGTTCCACGATTCCCCCCGACTGTTGACACAGTTTCGCCAGTCGGGATAGGTTCTGAATGGTTGTTTCAGAGCCACAAATTTCGGAACCAGTTTCAGTTCCTCAAGCCAGATTTTGTAAGGTGAATGTTCTCTGGCTCCGAATGGATACCGCGCATTGACATATTCCCGTGCGTCTTGTGGGTTAATTTCTTGACCGAGACAAGCGCATTGTGCTTCGTACTCGATCAAAGAGTCTGCAATCTTCGAGATTGTATGATCCCGCCATGACATTTGCATTTCAATTCCCTCCAGAATAATTTAACCAATACCAAAACGTTGTCAGTTGCCACTCGTGGGGTTTTTTACGACTGACAATATTACGCCATAGTCTGAAATTAACAGTGCAGTCATGGAACCCGTCATGGAGTCCGCCGCGGGTTTCGTCGCGCATCCGATCAAATAATTTCATTGTTTTACCTCTAGGGTTTGAGTGAACGGCGATAAATCAAAATTGCTTGAGCGTGATTCCTGTCTTTAACATCTTCGTGGCACAGTTGCCAATGCTTAATTAATGTCAGATTGTAGCTGTAGCCGCTCCGGTTCCCTCCTGGGCGTTTCTTATAGTGAATCCCGTTATCCCATTTCTTGTGGTAGTGCTTAACGGAATCTGGGTTTTTTAATCCCAGAAGTTTAGCAACCGCAACCTTTGATCCAAGTTCATAATCCTGGGTGATCATAAACCTTGAATCCTTAACTGAATAGGAACCTCGTTAATCTCCAACAATCCTTTTTTAGAAAGTTTTGCCAATTCAACCTGAACATCTTGCACATCGAATTTAATTTCTTTCTCCTTCCCCAATGGAGTTACGCCAGAACAGTCAAGTATTGTGATTAGATTTTCTGGTGTAACTTCTAAATCTTTATTGCAGCCATAAAGAAGACGAAGCATATAGAGAATGTAGACAGATTTATTTATTCCCCCTGCTATTAAATCCGATTGCAAATTATAAACAGATTGGACTAATTTACCCTGTTCATTCATCACTGTCCCCATATTTTTCTCTGGGAATTGGACAATGTTTTCTTCCGTCGCCTCTGCATTTCCTAGCGAATACTCTCCCACAAACATGATTTTCTCCTATTTAGTAAATGCAATCTTGGCATCCCAGAGGGTTTGAAGCCACTGGTTTTGAGTTGGCATTAAGTGTTGGTTTTTTTTTCTCAATGGATAAGGGAACATCCTCCGAGCTAGTTTAGATGCTGCGATCGCGTCTTTTTTAGAGTGAAAATACCCTGGGAAACATCGCCCCGATGCCAAGTGAGTGACACCCCAATAGTCGTCGTCAATCCGATGCACAGCGATCCACTTTCTGACAGTTGCCTTTATTTTCCAGCGCCCATAAATAGTATGGGTTACAAT